ATAAGATTGCAGAGTTAAGGGGGCACGGCAATGCCCCCTTTTCTGTTGAGGACAAGCGGTTAATCTCGCAGATGTACCCCGAAATCATGGGGAAACCGTTCCGCAAGACCGCCTGTCAGAGATGTTATCACGATGCCGTCATTGAGATGGCACTGAAACTGAGAAAGGAGCAGAAGATGAGAGAGAAATGCGACTACCATATGCGTGCTGGGTTTATCATCCGCTGCGGTGACTTCGACGATGGTGAAATCTACACCAACGCCAACCTCACCAACGATGTCGCCCGTCGCTACCTTGAGCGTTTCCCGCAAAAGCGTGTGATGTTTGACCGCATCCCAGAAGAAACGGCAGAAACGCCCGTAGAGACTGAGAAAGAGCCGAGCGAACAAGTTGTTCAACCCAGCGGGAAAAAGGCCGTGAAGACCCCCGCAAAACGCAAGAAACGCAAATGAACGTCCAACAGGTAAAACAGGCAGCACCCCGCTACGATACACCGTATCACCAGCGGCTGAACCTACAGGCGTGGGGGAATGACAACCTCTATCCCCAGCACCTGACAAGGATTGCAGCCGCCAGTGGCACGGCCGAGTTGTGCCTGTCCCGTTACTGCAAGTTCGTTGAGGGCAACGGGTTTCGTGACGGCCTGTCTGGTTACGAACTGAACCAGGCTGGCGACACGGCGGATGACATTCTCCACCTCGTTACACAGGACGTCACCCGCTTTGGCGGTTTCGCCCTGCACGTCAACTATAACCTGTTGGGTGAGGTGGTGGAGGTTAACCATGTTCCGTTTGAGCGTTGCCGACTTGAGGAGTGCGATGATACTGGCCATGTGCAGCACATCATCACGCACGCCGACTGGATTGGCAAGAAGACCCGCAACGGCAACCGTATCACGGTGGATGAGCAGCACGTTGAGCGTTTCAATATGTTCAATCCAAACCCCGATGCAGTGCGTGACCAAATCATGATGGCTGGCGGCATTGACCGATACAACGGCCAAATCCTTTGGTGTTCGATGGCGGGAAAGAGCATTTATCCGACGCCCATCTACGATGCTGTCATAAGCGACATGAGTACCGAGGAAGGGTTGGGCAACATCAAGAACCGAAACGCCCGCAACAACTTCTTGACATCGGCAATGCTCATCACAAAGCGTGGAGTGCCGAAGTTTGACGAGAACGGGAATGACATCAGCGCACCGACCATCACCCCCGAAGACCTGGCAGCGTTCCAGGGTGACGAGCGGGTAGGCAAGCTGCTGCTTGTGGAACTTGAGAACGACGAGGATAAACCCGAAGTCATACCGTTCACCGCCAACAATTATGACAAGGACTTCACCGCTACCGATGCATCGGTTATTGAGCGCATCTATGCGCAGTTCCATCAAGAACTGTTCTATGCTATCCGCATCGGCAAGTTAGGTTTCAGTGGTGACGTGATGGCCGATGCCTACACCTACTACGCAGGGGAGGTTACCATTGAGCAGCGGTTCATCCAGCGTGGATTCACGCAACTGCTTGCCGTATGGCATGACCCGATCCTGCGCAACGCAGACACCAGTATTCTACCCATCCAATATGCAGGAATGAACCATGTATAACGAGAAACGACAACTACTGATATGGCCGGAGCAGTTCCGTGAACTCGCCCGTCCCGTCAGCGTCCATGTGGATGATGACGAGATAGCGCAGTTCATCCGTGAGTGCGAGGATGTATACATCATTCCCGCCATCGGCTGGTCTACCGTCAAGCTGGCCACGATGACCGACCCGTGTGCTGCCGATTGGACGACCATCTATGACGATACATTCAACGCCGCTGTCCTGCTGGATGGTGGCGAATACAACCCCGGTGACGGCTGTGGCTGCGGCACTGACGGCGAGACCCGCTACTGCAACGGCTTGCGTAAGGCGCTGGCGTATTTCGTGTATGCCAAGATGCTGCGCAATGACGGTGCCATCATCGCCCGTGCAGGTGCGATGCAGCACAATGACCAATATGCCTACCACGTCAATGACAGCGAGCTGAAACGCTATAATGACACGATGGACGTGGCCGAGCGTTACCTGGGAGAGTGCCTTGAGTATGCCAACCGCCATAACAACAATAACCGCACGGCACGGCAGACCCGTTGCCGCATTATCGCAGTGGGAGAGTGACTATGGCAAAGACGAAAATCTTACACATCCAAGGTAACGAGATTACAGTCGGCTTCCCCGTCAAGGAAGTGAATGCCGTATTACAGGACGGCACGTCCAGCACGGTTGACAAGACCGAGGCACTCAGCGAGTTGTGGGTGGTGCTGCGCCGTGGCATCCTCGTGCGCCAGTACAAGGTATACCCTGCACACGATTATGTGTTCTTCAGCGACAAGGGACATCTGCCCTGTGGCGTGTATGACATCGAGGTGTATTATGACACTGAAGACGGCCAGCACATGAGGCTGAAGTATCCGCAGATACTTACCATCGTGGACAGCACTGAGGCTGGCCAGATTTACGAAAGTGATGACTTCGATGTGGATGCCTACTATCCCATCATCAACAGCCGTGCATCTGCGGTTGTCATCAGCAACGGCGTTGTCAGCCTGTTCGCCGGGCGTGGTCTCAACGCCGACATCAGCGACGATTCCGTGAACTTGCGTGCCGGTTTCGGCGGGTCGCAAGTAGAAGTAACTGAAAACAACGTGAACATTAACATAAATGAGTAACAATGGCTATTGACAAGAGATTGAAGATATATGACGATCAAGGCCACGATGTGGACTATGACATCATGGCCGACGATGTCAAATTCTCGCCCGACGGCAAGGACTTACCCACCAAGTTGGCCGAGATGGAGGAAGAAATCGGTGAAGGCGGATACACCCCTCCAGCTGGCGGCATTCCCAAGACCGACCTTGCGAGTGACGTGCAGACCTCGCTTGACAAGGCAGACACGGCATTACAACAGTCTGACAAGACCGCATTGCAGGCGGCAATCACGTCCCTGCAAAACGCCCTCAATACCCTCATCGGCGGCAACGTGCAGGGTGCTATTGACACCTTCAACGAGGTCACCGCCTTCTTGAACGGCATTGACACAAGCGACCCGACGTTGAAGAACCAGTTGCTGGCGTTGAACACCGCCATCACGAACTTGGGCAACTCCCTTGCGACGGTTGCCACAAGCGGCAGTTACAATGACCTGTCCAACAAGCCGACGATCTTGTCTCAGCAGCAAGTGGCTGGCATGATTGAGGATGCGATTGAGGACATGCCTACGGGGGGTATCCCGACCAAGGTCAGCGAACTTGACAATGACGAGGGGTATATCAAAGCCTCGCAGATGGACAATGCACCGACTGCTGGCTCTAACAATCCTGTCAAGTCGGGCGGCATCAAGACTGCTATCGACCAAGTGACCCCGACCATTGATGCCAACGGCAAGTGGGTCATTGGCGGTGTCGCAACTGATAAAGACGCTCAAGGCCCAAGGGGTAACACGGTACTCGTCAACGAGAACGCACAAGGTATTCAAGCACTGATTGTCAACAATGTCGTTGACGGTGGTGAGGACGAAATCTTGAGTGCTGAGATGGGCAAGGTTATCCGTCAGAACATCATGAAGATTTTCAACGCTCTTGGCACTTATGCTTTCCCCGAAGGCAAGCCTGTCTTGAATTGGGGTAGCACGGTCACCAAGCACAGCATCAACGTGAACGGAGTGACGGGTGGTTTGACAATCAGTGATGTCGAGGTTGACGGAACGAGTGCCGTTTCCCTGCCAGCGCAGATTGCCGACGGCAAGTCACTCAGCCTTGCACTTAACCTGCCAAGCAACCTGCATGTGTTTGATGATGGAGTAACCATTATGATGGGCGGTGTTAACATCACCAACAACACTGGAGTATGGGATGAAAGCACCGGGGAAATCAATATTGATGCCGTGATGGGTGATATTGTCATCACCGCTGCTGCTATTACTTACGTCGGCTATGGAGAAACCAACAGTCCGCTTGTGTTCAACCTTGATGGTAAAAACAGGGGTGGCGTCGAAGGACATTGGACTGATATGGCAGGCAATGTTGATTTTGCATTGACAAATTGCACAGAGAATAATGACAATGTGCAATTCAATGGTAACAGCAAGGGAGTTTCTAATGGCACGCTGAATGTGCTTTATAGCGCAGGCTCTATTGAATCGATTTTTGATGTGTCCGATTCCGAATTTCCGACTTATCCAAAGGTTCAGCATATTCTAACGAATAATGTTTCAAACGGAATATCAATGGGTTTGGGTTTTGCGCCATTACTTAATAATGCTCCGTGCTATTGCGGCATAAATGGAATAGAGGGTCAATTTGACAGTACTGAAATAACTGGTATTCCAGGTGCCAATAACACTGTAAAATCTAAGCAACATATTTATTATGAAAAAAATAGTTGTTATCGCAACGAGCAGACCCAGCTAACAATTAGTGAAGGCACTGTACGATTTATGTGTGATAATACAACTCCTCTTTCCATTGGATATCGTGGTCGCAGTCTTAATGGGACACCTAATGAACAGTTCTTGGTGGGTAAGATTTTTTGCATCCGCGTTTACAGTCGCGCCTTGACCTCGAATGAGAGAATGCAGAACTACAAAGTTGACAAAAAACGATTTAATCTCGCATAATTATGGCAGTACAAGAAATAACAGGACAGGAAACAGGAACTCAATTTATCGGTAAACTGAACTCCAATTTTGAGAACGTAGAGGCTGCGAGCCAATACAAAGACTTGAAACTTGCTGCGCTCGGAGATTCGATAACCTATGGTTTCATACCACGCAACTACACTGGTTATCCTGGACAGTTGGACAGCTTTGCAAAATTGGCAGCGCAGCGTCTCGGCATGACCTTCGCCAACTATGGAATCAGCGGCTCATCGGTGACCAACATATCCGGGCGTAACCCTATGTGCCTGCGCTATAATGACCTGCCCAGTGATGCTGATGTCATCACGTTTATGGGCGGCACCAACGATGTGCGGAATGGCGCTGTTCTCGGCACTATGGCAGACCGTGGCGCCGACACGTTCTACGGTGCCCTGCATACCATCATGCAGGGTCTTTATACCAAGTATATTGGTGGGGCTGCAGTCGCTACAGGAAATAAGAAAAAGGTCATTATCTGCACGCCCATCAAGCTGCTTGACGCATCCAAGTCAAGCCAGACAAACACCATCGCCCACAATGCCGGCGTCCTTGTCGAATGGGACGCATGGATTGACGCTATCAAAGAGGTAGCGGCGTTCTATTCGTTCCCGGTACTGGATTTCTATAACCTGTCTGGTATCAATCCTCACCTCAACCGCACACTGAGAGGCACGCAGGACGGCTACACGGGTTACTACAACCCCTATATAACCGACGGCACCCATCCCACACAGGAGGGCGCCGAGATGATGGCAGATCTTTTAGTCGGTTTCCTCAAGACACTAAAATAGTTGAACATTAAATCAAAGAGACAATGAAAAAAGATAAGATTGTACACATTTTCGCAGGCGCAATGGTAGCCGCATTCATCGGCCTGCCTGCTTATCTGGAGAGTGGCAACCTGTTCGCTGGACTGTGGTCTGCATTGACAGGCGGCATCATCGCTGGCGGTGTCAAGGAATGGTGCGACGCCCAGTACGGCTTTGGTGCAAGTGCAAAGGACTTCGGCTTTACCTGTATCGGCATTGCCATCGCAGCGGTGTTTATCGTGATGCTTCATTTTGGAAAGGGGTAGGCTATGAGAGAGTATGTAAGCATTCTGAATGGTCTGCCCATCATGTACCTCATAGTTGTAGTGGCCATGGTGGTGGTCATCGGTGCAATGTGTATGGACGCTGCATTCGGCTGGCGCAAGGCGAAACTGAGAGGCGAGGCGAGGACATCGTATTTGTTCAGCCGCTCCATCACCAAGTTCGCATTGTATGAGGGCGTGTTGTTCATCAGTGCGGGCATAGACACGCTCATCCACTTTGTTTGGGCGCAGTTCTCAAGCACCAGCGTCTATTGCGTGCCGATTGCCTCAAGTCTTGTTGCCATAACCCTGTGCATCGTTGAGATATGGTCAATGAGGGAGAAGGCCGAGGAGAAGACCCGCAACAACATCAACCATGCCATCAAGGTGGTGGCTGATGCTATCTCCCGCGAGGAGGCTGTGGACATAGCAAAACACATCATTGACAAAGCGAGCGAGAATGATGAACCTACTGCGTAAATTGTATAGCAAGCGTCCAAAACAGATGGACGATTACGGCATGAATCCAAAACACTACGAACTGGACGATGGCCACATTGAAGAGGCTGTCGGCGAAATTCCTAATAACGATTAGACTATGACAAAGATAGAAAAATACGGCATATTCTGCCGCTCATGGGAAGGAGGTTGGTCTAACCACCCAAATGATAAAGGCGGTGCAACGATGCGAGGCGTCACCTATACCACGTTCTGCGCTTTCCGCAAGGCAAAAGGTTTGCCCAAGCCAAGCCTATTAGACCTAAAGAACATCAGCGACAAGGAATGGGACAGCGTTCTGCGTTGGCACACATGGGACAAGCTGCGCCTTGACGAACTTAAAAGCGAGTGGGTAGCGTTCCTTATTGCCGACTGTTGTTGGATGTCTGGTGCTGGTTACGTCAAGCGCATACAAGCACTCTATGGCTTGAAGGCTGACGGCATTGTAGGCGAAAAGACTTTGGCAAAGCTCAACGGACTTGACCAACAAGCCTTGTTCAACACGCTGTGGAACCAGCGCAAGACGTTCTACAAAGG